TTAATCAGTGGGTTCGGGGTTCAAGTCCCTGATGGCGCACTCTTCACCCCCGTTGGGATCATTCCCAGCGGGGGTTTTTCCTGTTTCTAGCCACTCAAGAGAAACGCCAGTAGCAAAAGCGATAGCTATCACTTCACCTCGCCGAGGCTCCCTCACACCCTGCTCAACCGATGCCAAAGTAGCCCGCGATACGCCTATCTCAGAAGCCAATTCAGACTGCTTAAGCCCCGCGTAGTCTCGCGCCCTTTGAATACGGTGCCGAACATTCCACTCTGGCACCACTCCGCTCACATTAATTGCTTTAGTCATGTGAATAACAATAATCAGAACGTCACTAAATCGCAATAGATACCTATTTTAGCCCTACAACTTAGTGCTGTAACTAAAAATAAGTTGCACAACTTTAGTCACAGTGCTAAAAATAAGTTCCATGAGCAATAAATTACTCACGACAGCTGCGGTCGCCAAGATACTTGGCCTACCTCATTCGACAGTTACGTGGCGTGCTCGCACCGGAAGACTTACCCCAGCCATGAAGCTGCCAGGCATTAACGGGGCTTACCTTTTTGACCCTCGTGAAATCGAGCAGCTTGCCTCAAAGAAAGGCCCTGCCAAATGAGCAAAGAAAAGACACCGTCCATGTTGGGCGAGCTTCATACCGTGGTTAAAGCCCCCACCACAGTCACCAAAGAATACGAACAACTAACTAGCGCTATTCACAGGTATAAAACCTTCACTTCGTTGTTCATAACAGAAGAAGCCCCCGTGATAGCACTAAATCCGGAGCCCTCCGAAATCACTAACTATGTTCACCACTGCCTTAAAGCAAAAAGAAAGGCCTTTGCTGCTCTTACAAAAGAACAGCAAGACCTTATAGCCCCATTCGTCGCCGAATACATAAGCACCGAATGGGAAGAAGAACTAATCGCAGCTATTCAGGCTCCTTCTTAGGCTCCATAGCAGCAATTCGCCCCTCCAAAACAGCAAAAGAATGATGTGCCGCACTAGCAACCCGGTCGATCACATCAAGCAATTGGGCAGGGGTTAGATCCTCAGGTTTGGTATCCCCAATCACTTCCGCCCAAATCTTTTTCCTTGTTTTGTCCCACTTATCAAGTTCGTTCAATTCTCACACCTCCAATCCCTTAATGGAAATAATAATCATGCTTGATCTTCTTTCCTCGATGGGCTTCCACATGGGCCTCATAGCAGCCCTGACCATCTACCTAGCAGCCCTTTTAGCCGAATACCACGACGAAAAGGGCAAAACCCAAACCCCAATGCCCTGGGATGAATCAGGGGAATACCGCCCCTACCGCCGCGACCCAGAAGGGCGCCGGTGCAACCACTGCAACCGCGTATTTGCCGCCGGCTGTGTGCCAGTGCCCTACCTCGACGGAACCAGGCTGTGCACTGACTGCCGCGCCATCCAATACGAAATGACCTACCAATAACCACCAACCACGTCACGCGCCGCGACGATATAAAGCGGTGGGCCGGCTAGTCCCCGGTGCTGTCCCCGGTTAGAGCGGGATTACTTTCCCGATGATCTCACGATGTCCACGGTAAAGGCGGACTCGGGCGTGGGTGCCAAGACTGGCACACCAGCATCGTGAGGCGTGCCAGTCCCGTCGCCTGACTAATTCCCAGGCGAACTAAGCAAGCACCACCAGGTGCCCCTACACCGTGACCGACGTGTGACCGACGGAAACAAAAAACCAACCCCGTGCCCAAAGCGCGGGGTTTGCTCTTAGTCCAGACACTAAGGGCCACCCCTGCCCACTCCCTTCCGGTTCCCTCTGGAAAGCTCACCCCCGTTACTACCCCTATAGGATGAAACATGAAACCTGTTGCTACCTGTTGTCTCCCTTCTTCCAACCCCTGTGACTGGGACGCTCAAACCGCCCGCCCCAAAGTCATCGGTGAAGAAACACGAATCAGATCACTAGTAGCTGAACAACTACGAGCTGAACAGCTTTGCGCTGAATGCCCACTGCTCGCCCAGTGCGCACATGATGCACTTCATACTTCATGGACAGGCGTCATCATCGCAGGTGTCCCTTTCCTCACTAACTCCACAGTCGCAGACAAAGAAGCAGCCCACGAAGCTCTCACACTCGTTGCAGACGGGGCACCCCTATGGGCAGCCCATGGGGCACAACTAGCCGCCTCCGCACACGGGGCCACCCTAGCTATGGTGGGGGCCTAGATGGCCGGCTGGGGAGGCCGTAGCGCCGCTAGAATACGCAAACAAGTACTAGAAACCTATGGCGATATTTGCCACCTGTGTGGACGACCTGGAGCCGATTCCGCCGATCACATCATTCCACGATCACGCGGAGGAAAAGACGAACTCGATAATCTCCGACCTGCACACGGTCGCTGCAACTCCAGCCGTGGAAACAAATCGATGACGCAGTACCGCGACCGCAATCCTGCTCGTCGTCGTGCGACCTCACCACCGTCACGATCATGGTGACCATGATGACGCAGACCGCGACTGCATCAATGAGGGGTCGATGTCGGTCGTCGATTCCGTTTTTTAAATAAGGCCCCGGACACCCTGCGCCCCCAACCCGGAAAACTCCCCTCCGTTTTAACCCGGGGGGCTATCCCCCGCCCCCCTCCCCCCTTGTTTCACCAAATTGAGATCAGAACAGGAAATTTCACCCATGAGCCAAGATGCACTTTTTTCATCGGATGTCTGCACCGGCGACCGACATCGCAAGATGCTCGAAGAAGCCATAGCCCAAGCCACCCGCGACGGATACATCGGCGCAATTGATGCCGGCGCAATCTCTATCGCACGTGCTAACGCAATGGCACTCGATCAAGCAGAAGCCGATCGCAAATACTACGCCGTCGCCCAACTCTCTGGTCCATATATGGAACTCCTCGAAAAACTAAAAATGATCCCATCCGCACGAGACGAAAGCGACGACGATGCAATCACCCAAGCGCTGGCAGAACTCGGCACCGCCGCGATTCGCAACCCCTAGACCAGACGGGCCTACCTACGGGCCAGCAATCTGCAAACTGATGGCTTTATCAGGAACCCCTGCGATGCCATGGCAGCAATGGGCCGCAGACGTGATCGGAGAAATCAACCCCACAACCGGACTGAGAAAATACCCCCTGGTCATCATTTCAGTGCCTCGCCAATCTGGTAAAACGCGACTGATGGGAGGCGCGTGTACCCAACGCGCCCTCCAAGCCCCCAAATCCTATGTCTGGTCAACAGCACAAACCGGCCAACATGCCCGCCGTAACTGGTTGAAATTCACAGATGACCTACTGGAATCTTCATGTGCGATCAATCGCCTTTTTGTGAGGAAAAAATCACGCGGTGACGAACAACTCTTGATCCCGCGACTATCCTCATCGTGGAACCCACACCCACCCACAGAAGATTCATTGCATGGTGAACAAGGCGACCTCAATCTGATTGATGAAGCTGGGTTTTTGACGAGGTTGAGGGCGCTAACCTCATGCAAGCAATCACACCTACACACTCAACCCGACCAGGTGCGCAAACCGTGATCGTGTCCACTCGTGGTTCTAGCTCGTCTGTGTGGTTCCACAACCAGATCGAACGAGGCCTAGCAGGAGAACCCGGCGTCGCCTTGCTGGATTGGGGTATCGCCGACGATGTTGACCCCTGCGACCTTAACGAAGTCGCAGCAGCACACCCCGCTGTAGGCTACACCCAATCCCTAGAATCCATCGTCAGCGCATTCCACGAAATGGGAGGAGCCAAAGCCGCCAACGAGTTTGCCCGTGCCTATGGCAATCGCCCCACAGCATCCAAAACACGAACAATCCCGATCGAAGCATGGGAAATGGCAGCATCAACCGATGACATCCCAACCGATGCCCCCGTGTGCCTGGGCATCGCCGTATCACATGATCGCGATCAAACCGCCCTCGTCGCAAGCGCTGTCGTCCACGGTATTCCGATGGTCGAAGTAGTAGACGTTCGACCAGGAACCCGCTGGGCAGCACCCCGTATCCGTGAACTGTGGGAACGCCACCACATGGACATCATCGGCGATGCCGTAGGGCCAACAGCCCCGCTAATCAACGAGCTAGAACGCGACGGATACGAAATCGTCAAGGTTTCTTCCCGCCAACTCACGGCAGCTTGCGGCGATCTGTGGGACATGCTCACCACCGTTGATTCAGACGGCATGTACTGCCCAACAATCAAAATCCGCCCAGACGGTGACCTAGACCTAGCCGCCGAAATTGCATCACGGCGCCGCATCGGCGATGCATGGTGCTGGGACCGTCGATCACCCGCTGGATCCATCGCATCATTAGAAGCGATGACACTTGCGATTGCAGCTGCAAAAAACTACCGCGACCCCATCACCCCTTTAATCATATAAGCAGGTCACACCGATGAAATGCGCGAGTATTCCCGGTAGCCGCAAGATATGAGGCATGGGACTATCGACTTCACTTGCTAACTTTTTGGGCTTACCCAGCCCACCGGTTTCATAGCACCTCACGTCGATAGCTCCCATGTTCATGATGTTCCACCGGAATGGCTCGCCGCCTTTTCCAACGCCCCGCTTACCCGTGAAGAAGCAATGAAAATTCCCGCCGTTGTACGCGCTCGCAACCTGATCGTGACGACCGCAGCACGCATGGGAATTATCGCCACCCGTGACGGCTATGACCTTGACGAGCAGCCACGGTTTATATCTCGCTCCGATGGGATGATGTCTGCCTATCATCGCAACCTATGGACATTTGACGATCTACTTTTTTACGGATGGTCGTTGTGGAAAATCACCCGTGATGCAACCGGCCATGTTCTCACCGCTGACCGCGTTGATTACACCGCTTGGTCTTTCGACTCCGCAGGATGCGTCACCATCGACGGCCGCACTGTGCACGGCCCCAATTACCTCCTAATTCCTGGAATCCATGAGGGTGTACTCGCAGTCGGTTCCGAGATTTTTAAACAAGCTCGCTCGATCTCACGGGGAGTCACCCGAGCAGTTGAGACACCAGCAGCAGCGGTTGAACTTCACCAGACTAACGATCGTGCCCTTAACACCGAAGAAATCAACCGACTGAAAGCCGACTGGATTCGCGCCCGCAAAGGCGAGGGCGGCGGGGTAGCTTTCACATCCTCTGCCATCGAAGTCAAAACCCACGGCGCACCCCTAGAACAACTCCTGATCGAGGGCCGTAACGCAACGGCTGTTGACATTGCCCGTGTCATGGGTATTCCAGCACCGATGATAGACGCCACGCTGTCGGGAACCTCGTTGAGCTATTCCAACACGCAATCACGCTTGGCGGAATTGATCGAATTTGGCGCAGCCCCCATCGCCGCAGCATTGCTCGCCAGGCTCTCGATGGATGACGTCGTTCCCCGTGGTGTTGCGCTGCGCCTCGATGTCTCCCAAACCGTCGCCACGATCAATGCAATGACCGTTCCCGATGACCAAACCACCAACCTGAAAGAAGTTGACAATGACAATCTACGGAATCGACGTCTCAGAACACCAGAACGGCCTTAGCCTCAAAGCCGCAAAAAATGAGGGCTTTGACTTCTGCATTCTCCGCCTGTGCGATGGCACCTACCGCGACCGCACATTCCAGTCTCACCTCGAAGATGCAGAACAAGCAGGAATGCTCATTTCCACATACTGGTACTTACGCGCCCCCTCTGAGGGCACGACGATTGCGCAGCAAGTAGACGTGATCGACTCCCAGCTCAAAGGCCGCAAAGACCTTTCCGTCTGGATTGACGTGGAATCTGTGGGCAACGGTCGTGGGTACACGCTCACCGGCGCAGACGTCCACGCAGCTAAACGCGAACTAGAACGGCGTGGCTACACCGTCGCTGGTGTCTATTCCGGCGCCTGGTATTGGGAAAACATGCCAGGCGGTGAACCATCGATGAACGGGCTTGGTCATCTCTGGGTTTCCCACTATGGACGAAACCGCAAAGGCTATGCATCGGTTCTTTACCAAGCAGACGGAGCAGCCCAGCACCCAGGCTGGAAACACCCGCTAGGCGACAAACTCCCCGATATTTTGCAATTTGGCTCCAATGGCCACGTTGCAGGGTTCACATCAGTTGACGTGAATGCATTCGAGGGTAGCCATGCTGACCTACAAAAAATCTTCCAAGCTGGTGCAGCACCATGCTCATGCTGATGATCTCCTGCTGCTTAGCTTTCATGACCGGCCTTGCCCTATACGATCTCACTGCTATTGCAGCGGAAAGAATGAGGAATGGAACCAACTCAAGTGCGTCATCCCAAGCAAGCCACCGCAAGGACAGTCATCGCGGCAGCTATTGGTCTTTTGCCGATTCTTCCCATTATCGCCCACGAGTTCGGAGCGGAATCCATTCCATGGGTAGCAGGAGTGCTCACAGTAACCGGAACCATCACTAGAGTGCTAGCCCTGCCCCAAGTAGAAGCATGGCTGCAAACCCACTTCCCCCTGCTCGCCGCCGCCCCACCAGAAAAGGACAAAGACAGTGAAGATTCTTAAATTTGCATCCCCCGCTGGGATGACTGCCGCTGCTACGGACTCCGAGGAGAAAAAACAACCAAGGGAAATATCCGGCCTTGTGATCCCTTTCGGAGAAGCAGGCCACACTTCCGCAGGACCCTCACCGCGAGAAAAGGCTCGATCACCCTGCCTACCGATGTCACACATTGCAAGCTTTACCGCGATCATTCCAACATCGACGGATCCAGCCCCGTAGGATACGCCGTCAAACTGGAAGAAACAGACACCGGCATCATGGGCACTTTCCATATCGCAGCAACCGCAGACGGTGACACCGCACTAGCCGACGTGAAAGAAAAAGTCCGCGATGCCCTCTCGGTAGAACTGATCAATCACCACGTTGAGGGATCGGAAATTGTCGCCGCTCAACTCATGGCAGTAGCACTGGTTGCCACCCCTGCCTACGCATCGTCTCGTGTCACAACTGTCACTGCCAACAACGACGCTGAACCGGTAACCCCGAACCAGGAAGTAAAAACTCCCATGAACGTCAAAGTCAACGAACCGAAAAAGACAATAACCGCCGCCCAAATCTATGAATCAATTGCAGCAATCAGCCGTGGAGCTGCTCCCGATGAATTGATCACCGGCGCTGTGAATGCCTTGGCAGTTGCTAAATCCGCATCGCTTACCCCTCCACAGTGGCTCGGTGAACTCTGGGGCGGGCTTGAGTACAAACGCAAGTTCGTTCCTGCCATGAAACAAGCAACACTGTCTGATCTCAAGCTGCAAGGCTGGCGCTGGAAAGAAAAGCCAACCGTTGCTACCTATGCTGGGCATCCTGCCGAGGTTCCATCAGCCTCCCCGCAAGGTGAAGTTGTTGAAGCAGCAGCCAAGCGCCTAGCTGGCATTAACTCCCTTGATCGCGCCTACTACGACTTTGGCAAAACTGATGTCGTAGCAAGCTTCTTGAAAGCTATGGCCGAATCCTACGCCATCCAATCCGATACCGCCGCCCTCAAAGCAGCGATTGCAGCACCAGGGAAAGCTGATGACCAATCGAAAAATAGCTTTACTCTGTTGAAAGCAGCAGCATGGGCACGGCTAAAAATCAAGCGCGGCACACACGCTGACCCCAGCATCTATGTCGTCAACGATGAAGACTGGTTTTCTTTGATCGACATCAAGGAAAAGGAAATTCCTGTATTCCTTGAAAAGATTGGTGCCACCATTGATCAAATCGTTCCCGATAGCCAAGTAACCTCAGGAACCGTCGTAGCCTGGAACAAACAGGCAATGACCTTTGGCGAATTGCCAGGGTCTCCCATCCGATCCAATGCCCTTGATCTCGCCCACGGTGGAAACCAAGAAGCCATGTTCGGATACTACGCAACCCTAAACGAGCACCCTAGCGGGGTTGCCGTGGTCAAGTTCTCCGAACCAGTACCGACGAAGTTCTCATGATCGTTGACATCATCGCCCTAAAACACCACTTGGGCATCACAGACACCCGTGATGACTTCACGCTAGAAGCGATCATCAAAGCCGTGGAATCGCAAATCACGTCATGGCTGACTGCCGAAGAATCCACCACCGATGACGTCAAACTCGGTGCACTCATGCTTGCAGCAAGGCTCTTTCGCCGCCGCAACTCCCCAAGTGGTGTTGAATCTCTAGGGGAACTCGGCCCTGTCTATGTATCGCGCAATGATCCCGATGTCGCTCAACTCATTGGGCTTGGCACGCACAGGCGGTTAAGGGTCGGCTAATGCTCAACGTCATTCTTGATGATCTCGAAGAAGCATTCAACGCAGCAGGAGTACTGGCGACCCGTGACCCTGCCCGAGTCCGCACCCCAGGTGTCTGGCTCGCATTGAACAGCCTTGACGGTTACAGACTTGACGGCTCAATGGATGCCCTCATCGACGTGATTCTCATCGTCGCTGACACAGACATCCCCCGAGCAATCGAAAGGCTAAGCATCTTGTTAGAAGATGTCATGCCTGTTGTCGGCGGCATGATCGTCTCATCTGATCTGGGTACCAATGCAACGCTTCCCGATGGAAGTGTATGCCCCGCATTCCGACTCACTATCTCTACGCAAGGAGTACAATAAAATGGGTACACACAACAAGTTCATGACTGTTGGCGCCGGAACCCTGACCCTGGGGGAATCGTCTCTCTCCCCCGCAGCTGAAATCACATCCGCAACAGTCACCACCTCAGTCAAAGACGGTGACCGATTAGATTTTCTATCCGGTGATAGCTCTGAAACCCCCGCGACCTACAGCCACTCAGTCAAGATCAAAGCAGTTCAAAATCTCACAGCTAAAGGATTCGTTGGGTACCTCTACGCCAACAAAGGAAAACACGAGAAACTCGTGTACACTCCCAACACCGCCGATGGCGCAAAATTCGAGGGAACCGTTCGCCTTGATCCCCCTGATGCAGGCGGCGACGTCGGCACTGCCTCACAAGTCGATATTGAACTGAAATTCCTTGACTTCACGTTCACACCGGCAACCAAAGTCAACGGACAATCATAAGTGACTATTCAGATAGCTGGAGCAAAACAGTTACGCCGTAGCCTGCGCAAAGCAGGCGCCGACATGACAAAGCTGAAAAAAGCCAACATGGAGGTTGCAACACTTGTTGCCGCAACAGCAAAACAACGCGCACCTGTTGGCACCCGCTCTAAAAACGCCGCCTCTCCGAAACAGTACGCCCGTTTGCCAGCCAAACCGTCGCCCGTATTCGCGTAGGTGGGAAAGCAATTCCCTATGCCAATCCCATCCACTGGGGCTGGCCAGACCGTGGCATCAAACCCAACCGTTTTGTGTCCGACGCAGCATCTGACACTGAAATGCGCTGGATCAAAATCTACGGGCAGCACATGGAAAAGATCGTCAACACAATCAAAGGAGAATAAAGACCATGACAGCACAATCCGTCACAGTGACGTATCTCGATGATGCTAAGACACCGGCAACTGTAAAAATCATCTATGCCGATCGAGTGCGTTATGACCTCGAGCGCAACCGGCGCGGATGGCCAAATTTTACCGACGCCGCATTTCTTGGCATGGCTTTTTGGGCATGGGCAGCACTAACCCGCCAAAAACTAACCGATGATCCATTCGACTCATGGGTCGAAACCATAGCCGATGTTGAGGGCACAGAAAAAACAGACGCCCCAAAAGCTTAGGCACTGATTCACTCACTGCAAGACTGATTCGGCTTGCAGTGTGTTACCGCGTTCCCCCAGATTATTTTTTCACCCAATCCGACGAAATGATAGAGACCTGCATCGACGTGTGGGAGGACATGCACAATGAGTAAAACCGCCCTTTTGAGCGTGAAAATCCTCGCCGACGCCCGCGATGCCGCAAAAGGCCTCACAGATACAGCTAGCAAACTCGACAAACTTGAGGGCCACGCGAACAAAGCAGCTCAAGGAATGAGCGTTGCTAGTGCCGGTGTGATTGCTTTTGGCAAACAGGCTTTTGACTCCGCATCAAGTTTGCAACAGTCCACAGGTGCAGTAGAAGCGGTATTTAAAGAACAAGCAGCCCAGATCGAATCACTAGCGTCCCAAGCGTCCCAAGCAGTTGGCCTCTCCAAAAATGAGTACCAGGAAATGGCCACTGTTATGGGTGCCCAGCTCAAAAACATGGGGGTGAGCTCTGATGAACTCGTGGGCCAAACACAAGGCCTGATTGATAAAGGTGCAGACCTCGCCGCCACCTTTGGCGGTACCACATCTGACGCAGTTTCGGCGCTATCAGCGTTGATGCGTGGTGAGGCTGACCCCATTGAACGCTACGGCGTTTCCATCAAAGATGCTGACATCAAGGCGCGTATGGCAGCTGACGGCACCGCAGAACTTGAGGGAGAACAGGCTAAAGCAGCGCGCACCGCAGCGATTATGGCGCTGCTCAATGAGCAGACCGCCGATGCCATGGGATCATTTGCGCGAGAAGCCGATACCGCCGCTGGACAGCAACAACGAGCTACCGCTGCTTGGGAGGATGCGAAAAGCAAACTTGGGGAATTCTTGCTTCCCATCGTCGCTGAGACAGCCGCAAAGTTTTCTGAGTGGGCACAAAAACTTGGGGAGCACCCAGACGCCCTGAAAATCGTTGGCGGTGCAATCCTCGGCGTCACCGGAGCACTATGGGGAATCGTCAACGGTATCAAAGCCTATAAAGCAATCGTTGAAGCTGCAAAGCTTGCCCAGGTCGCATGGAACGTTGCTATGTCTGCAAACCCCATCGGCCTTGTCATCGTCGCGCTAACAGCTCTTGCAGCTGGCTTAGTCATCGCTTATCAGAAATCAGAAACTTTCCGCGCTATCGTCGATGATGGGTTTCAGGCAGCCGCTGACGCAGCACGGTGGTGTGAGGACGCCATTAAAGGCATCGGCGACTGGCTGGCAAGGGTAGCCGATGCAGCGCCCACACCAGGTGAAGCGATGGAATGGGCTGCTGGCGTTGCCAAGCGCGGGTGGGAAACTGTCACTGCACCTTTTCATGACCTATTCGACTGGCTGGCAAGGGTAGCCGATGCAGCGCCCACACCAGGTGAAGCGATGGAATGGGCTGCTGGCGTTGCTAACCAAGCGTGGGAAAAACTTGGAAAACCCATTACAAACGTCAAAGGATGGATCATAGAAGTAGCCGACGCAGCGCCCACACCTGGTGAGGCAATGGAATCTGCTGCTGGTGTTGCTAAGCGTGCGTGGGAAACTGCCACTGCTCCTTTTGAAGTCCTCTTTGATTGGCTCAAATTGATTATGGATCAAGGCACCATCGCAGGGGACGCTATTAGTGATCGGTTCGAGACAGTGAAAAAAGTCATCCGAGATTTAATTGACCCCATTCGCAATGCCATCGAATGGCTTGATTCAATGATCGACCGCGTGCAATCAATCCCAGGCCAAGCAGCTGAATGGATTTTGGGCAGCGCACCTGATCCTGAGATCGTCGGTGTCCCTAGCAACTCCGCTATTTTGTTTGCGTCTACGCTGCCCACCCTTACCGCCGCAGCCCCTCGTATCCCCCGCAGATTTGCCCATACAACGCATTCTGCCCAATCGCCTGAAATCCACGTCCATATTTCTGATTCGGTCATCGGCGATGAAATCACCCTTGCTAGAACAATCAGAAAGGCACTAGAAAACACCGATGGCCTCTATAACCGGCAGCCAGTAGGCATCGTATGATTTCGATTCGTTTAGGAAATATCACCCTCGCAACTCGCTTAAAAGACGGGACTGACAACCGCCCTATCGCAGCCGATAACCTCACCATTGATTGGGGCACCGAGACATTTCTTGCAGAATACAATTCAACTACCGCCCAATTCGATGTTGTTTTAGCTGGCGACCCTCGGGTTTTTGCTGAAATCATCTACACCGGCAAGATTTTTAAATCCTTTGTCACCATCAAAGATGGCGACCTTGTACTTTTTCGCGGCAGGGTCAGAAAAGTAAAACCACGCCTCGCCAGAAAAACTGGCTCCCAGCGCACCTGGCGAGCAACGATTGTTGCCACCGACGCTATCCCAGATTTCACCGGATTTCCGAAATCCCGACAGTTCACAACCTGGAACGAAATACCGCTAGACGCAGCTCTGAAAAATCTTGCAGGGCAAATGTGGGATAACGACGCTCTCCACTCTTTGGAACCACCCAAATCTGCGGCCAAAACAATTGTTCGTACAGGCAACGGTAAAGACAACTACCCGCTAAAGCAGTGGCTTCAGCTCCTGTACTCTGCCCCAGCGGGTTACTCGTATTCCTATGACCCTGAACAGCGCCGCATCATGCCCAGAATCAATCCTGCCCGTAGCGTGGAATGGGCCATGCTCACCAGCACCGGCGGCCTCCGCCCAGGCCATAAAAAATACTGGTACGACAACGCCGATGCCATGGCTGGGAATACCATGGTCATTAGCCTTGATGCAGCAAAACTTGCCATCGACGAAATCGGATGCGAACTAACCCCCAAGGCCACCGTTGGCTCCATTGAAGTGGAGCATTTCACCCATAGCGAAGATAAAAAAGTCACCACCCAAGTGATCTTCCCATCCGGATGGGGTGCCTCGCAGATGAAAGTTCGCACAGTTGCTACAGACAATCCAGAAGCTATTGCCACCAGGGTGCATGAGTCTTATCGAACGATTGAAACGAAGCCTGGCCATCCTGATATTACTTACCGGCTTACTGCTGATGATCTTGATGATAAAGAAAAGAAAACCTACTGGCTGCGGACATGGTGTGACGGCCGCGCAGCAAAAATCACCGGTTCTGAATTGGCCTGGTGGTTAGGTTCTGGTGATTTGATCGCCCCGATTGGTGGCCACCTGCGATACACATCATCCAAAGGGTGGGAGGTCACCCAGAAAGTTATCATCATTGATTCTGACCCGCTTGGCCCTATGCCTTTGAAAGAAGCTGATTTCCGCATCAAAGCAGTTGCCCCAGATGTTTCCCTGGGTGATCTTGGCGTACTGACCACCACCTACAAAGGATAAAAATGCCTCAGATTTTAAAACCTTACGACTTGGTTTTTCCAAATGAATCGGACAAAGTTCGTGAATTGCCTGACATCTTTTCCCAAATGGCAAACGCCATCAGTAACGCCCTCACGCGCATCGAAAAGCTGGCAAAAGAAGCACAAGAAAACTCCGACCCAGAAACGCCTATGACTAAAGCCGCCCTCATGGCAGGCAAGATTCAACAAGCAGTAACAGACATCGGGATTACACAACGCCAGATTAAAGCCCAGGCCGAAAAAATCAAAGCCCTAGAAAACCGCATCGAGGCATTAGAAAAAGGGGCCTCCACCCCCAGCCCAACCCCACCAGAAATTCAATCAAACCAGGTTGAAATCACTTGGAGCGCTTCCAACAGCAAGGCTGAAATCACCGGTGGCGACGCATCGCTTGTGCGTTCGACTACGGGTGGTCAGGTGCGCTTTACCCAGAACATGACCGCCACGGTGTCGGTTATGGAAATTCCAAGCTACACGGAAAGAAAGGCAAATGAATGGCTTCTGACCGGCGGTAATCGCAAATTCATGCCCTATGGCGTAGAAGACGTCAAGATTGTTTTTACCAAGGCCTAAGCCGCAATCTTCCAGGCCGCACTCGCTGATGACCGCATCGAGGTATCACTCACGGCCGTGTAAATCTGGGTGGTAGATACAGACGCATGCCCGAGTAATTCTTGTACGGCCCGCAGGTCGTAGCTGTGCCCATAGGCCACAGTAGCGTAGCGGTGCCTGATCTTGTGGGGTGTCCAGTCCCCCGGCAAAGCCCGCGATATGAGTTTTCCCAACCACCCCGCGGATACATGCCCATTCGACCCACCTGGAAAAACCCACCCTCGTGCCGCCGCGATCCGACGCGCTAAAAGTGGTGGACACGGAACCGCCCGAACATGGCCCCCCTTGCCCTGAACCCGAAGCACCCAGCCTTGCCCCACCGGCTCAACATCCGAGGCCCGAACACGAGCACACTCGTCACGTCGTAGGCCGCAGGTTGCCATGATCTCAATCGCCAGGCGCACACGCGGCGACGCTACCGCCATGGCATCGCTAATCAAAGCATCGGGGCAAGGGCGAGGAACCGCCCGAACTTGCGGCACGGGGATAATCTCTATCGCGGGGTTCGTCTCAATGAGGCCCTCACGCACAGCCCACGCAAAGAACACACGAACGCTAGTTCTAGCACTTTTCCGGGCTGCTGGCCCCAC